CGCGCATCCGCCTTGCGCATACGCCCAGCGCCATCCACCACCTGCAGCTCCCGCTCCAGCGCCTCCCGGCTCATGTGCAGGTAAACCCCAGTGCTAGACAAGCTCGCATGGTTCAGCGCCCGCTGCGCCACCACCAGCGCATTGTTGCCCCGGCAATGCGCCAGCACATTCATGCCCCGCGTGTGGCGCAGCCAGTGCGGGCTGATCCGCGCGTCCAGCCCCGCCGCCCGCGCCCACCCCTTCAGCCGCACCTCATAACTGCGCACGCTCAGCAGCCCCTCGTCCACGCCCCACACCAGCGGCCACTGCGCTTGCGGCGCCGCCATGTCACGGCCCTGCACTTCACTCATCGCCACCAGCGCGTTCAGGTGCACCCGCAGCTGCGCCGTCACGCAATACTCATTGGCGCGGCGCTTGCCCTTGCAAGCCTGCTTGTCGCTGATCAGCCAGCCAGTGGCCAGCGCCAGCCGCACCTGCTGCACCGTCAGGCGGCTCCACTCGTTGATGCGCATCCCCGTGAGGATCAGCGCCGCCATCCAGTGGTAATCCCGTTGCGCCAGCGGGTCCAGCCGCGATCTCGCCGCCTTCAGCAGTTCGCGCTGCTCCGGCTCCGTCAAATACTTCATCATGTTGTTGCTCCAGGTGCGTAGGGTTAGAAAAATCGACCGTTCCCAGGCACACCACCCCGGCCACAGCCAAAGCGCCCAACACCCCGAACGGCGTTGTCAGCGGTACGAAAACTTTCGCGGTCACTACCGCTTCCCCACCCGGTTATGCGGCAAATGCAGCACCGCCAGCGCCAGGCAGCGCCGCGTCACCGCGTCCTGCATCGCCGCCTCAAAGCTCCCGGCCCGGTGCCAGCGCAGCCAGCGCGCATTGAAGAATTCACGCATCTCCGCCTCCAGCGCCGGCGTGAAGTCCAGCGCCAGCGCCGCCTGCCTCGGGGGTTTCAGGGTCCTTTGCATTTGCACGCCTCCTGTCAATCGCCTCCAGCAGCGCCTGGCCAAAGTGCCGCACCAGCGCATCCGTCACATCCGGCACCCGGTCAGGCGCCAGCCTATGCACCACGGCAAAAGCCCGGCCCGTCGCCCGAGTGCGCGGCCGGCGCGGCAGCGCGCTACTCATCGAGCAGGCCCTCCAGCCGCTGCACCAGCGTCATCAGCGCGCCCACCATGTCAAACGCCTCCCCGCGAATCACCCGCAGGCTGTCCCGGTTGAAATTGCGGTCAAGCAAAGCCGAACGCATCACCGAATGGAACTCACCGCTCTCCTGGTGCAGCACCAGCAGCAGCTCAAGCAGCGCCTCATCGCTCACATGCGCCAGCGGCTGCACCTCAAACGCCGCCCGGCCAAACTGCTCATCCAGCGCATCCAGCACCCGCATGTCACCCGTCAGCGTCGTCGCCAGCACCACGTCACGCAAGGTCGGCTGGTGGTGCGTGTCCTCATCCGCGTCCGCCTTGTTGTAAAGCGTTCCCGGCTTTATGCCCATCTGCAGCGCCAGCTCCACCACCCCATGGGCATAGGCCAATTGCCGGAACGCCTCGAACGCGCTTGCCGGGTGTCCAGGGGATACGGGTTTTGTGTTCATTTGTGATCCCCGGGCTGGCGCTCACTTTTCAGGCAATCGAAATTGCATGAAGGTGCAACCGTGACTACACGCCAAATCAGCGCCCTCATGCCGCACTCCTGGCGCGGCCTTGCCGGAAGGCAGCTTCGAGCCGCATGCGGATTTCAGCGCTGCGGCTGCGCTGCGCCTGTTTTGCAGCCTTGTCGATCTTTTTGACCAGCGCGTGCGGGACCCGCGCAGTCAACATCAACTTATCGTCTTTTTTCATTGGAGCCTGAAGCAAAGTGAATCATGTGTATTACACGATACATCAAAACTACACAGGCTGCAAGCACTTGGGAAATAAAATGTTAATAATGACCAACAGCACCGATTTAGTGAAGATTCGAGACCTTCCACCCACGGCGGTCAGGCTCAAGCCAGAACTGCGGCAAAGGCTGGCCCGAGAGGCCGCAATCAACGGGCGCTCGCTGCACGGTGAGATATTGTTTCGGTTGACCGCCTCACTGGAGGGGCATCAAGGCGTGACTACACGCTCGACCTTCGGCGTGAGCGAATGCCCGCCGGCATGGCTGCCTCAGCAAAGCGACGCAGAGCGCGCAATGCTCACCCTCTTTCGCGCCCTGCCCCCAGAAAAGCAGCTCGCGCTGCTCTCGCTATTCAGGTAGCCTGATCGCCGCCAGCAGCGCCAGCCCAAACGCCAGCAGGCCGCCCAGCGCGGTCGCCACAAAGTCCCACACATCCACCGTATGCGCCGGGTGCCGGCTGTCATACCACTCCTTGCCCGCGCCCCCGGCCAGCGCCGCGGCAAACCCCAGCAGCGGAAAGCTGAACAGGCTGACCGCCAGGCACAGCGCCGCCCCGGCAAAAAAGTGAGATTGCTTGTCCATTGGGGGAATTGGGAATTTCATGCTGTCCTCATCCAGAAATAAACCGCGATGGAAGGCTGGTAGTTGGCGTTGGTGCCGGTAACGCCAGTGGTTGAGACTGCGCCTGCGGGGGTGACGGAGTGAGAGTGGCTTACCGATTCAGTACCAAGCGAGATACCGGTTGTGGCTGCTGATGTGCTCTCAGTTATGACAATTGAAGACGCTGTTACAGCTGCTGAAGCATTCGTTTCAGCCCCGGACCCATTCCTTTTTGCTGTAAAAGTATGCGCATGCCCAGGGTCGCTTACCGCGTGGGTATGGTTTGCACTTTCCCCGCTGGTATTGGTCAGCGAGCCATTAAACACGTGATCGTGGGATACGTTTATAGAGTTAGCCGAACCAAAGGTTTCCCCCACCGTGTCCATCAGTGGGTTTGCCGGGTCAATCCCCACCGGCACCCGGCCTGCTCCATGAGGAGCCCATGTGCCATAGCCCAGCAGCGTCGCTGGATTTGTGGCCGCAGAGCCATTCATGTAAATCGTGCCAATCGGCAGTTGCGCTGCGACGCGCAATTGATTGAACTTGTTCATCAAGTCCAAAATGTCCGCCCGCGAAAGCTGCGGGTTATCGCTGCCAAGGTCGGTGTTGACAACGCTCACGTCAGTTGCAGGCCATGTCATGATCAGAATCCTTCAATGTAAAAATCAACAAACGCCGGGTCTGTCAGCACCCCGTTCAGCTTGAACTGCCAGCGCGGCCCCGTCAGCGCGTTATCGATGCGCTGGTCCGTCCACTGCCCGGCCCGGCTGTCCTGAATGGTTGTATTGCTGCGCTTGATCAGAATGTAGGTATTGCCCAGCGGAATCCTGATGTCGCCGACCCCGATGCGCAGCGCACCTAGCAGGCCGGCCGGCACCACATCGTTGATGTATTCCGTCTTCAGCTCCGCCACCACCGAGTAATCCAGCTTATGCAGCACCGGCACCGGCTGCGGCACGGTTGCGCTCAGCGTCACCCGCATCTGCACCCAGCGCGCGCTGAACGTGCTGCTCGCGCTGCCCCAGGCGCTCCAGGCCACGCCGTCCGCGCCGCTGCGCAGCTCAAGCGTAGCCAGCCCATCGGCCACCACGTCCGCCGCAATCTGCCCGGCCAGCGTGATGCCCAGGTCATGCGCCAGCGTCGTGTATACGGCGGGTGTGGTCGGGCTCATCACCCAACGGGTCCATGCGTCCCAGGTGACTGGCAGCGTCGCCCAGGTGCCCGTGTTCAGCGCCTCCAGCACCCCGCCGATCTTCACAAACCCGCCCAGCGTTCCCGGCCAGTTGTCCAGCTCTTCGAAAAACTCATCCACCGTGTTGCCAGTGCGCCGTTTACTCAGCGTAATGCTCTGCGTCTTCGCCGTGCTCAAGTTGCCGCTGGAGTCGCGGCTGCGGCAGGCAAAGGTCCAGCTCCCCGACAGCGGCGCGTTAATCTCCACCGGGCTCGCCGTGTAGTAGCTGGTGCCGTCCTGCAGTTGCTGCATCAGCGCCCAGTCCGGGTCCGCCACCACCCCCGGCGTGTAGCGTATTTCAGCGCCCAGCCAGTCCGCCGGCGTGTCGGTCAAGGTGTATGAAAAGTTGTACTGGCGCGTCCCGTCCGGCTGCGCCAGCACCAGGAATTCATCAAACGGCGGCGGCGGCGCGGCCAGTCCCACCACCGCGTAAACCAGCGCCGCAGGAAGCCCCGCGTGCAAGTCCGAATACGGCCGCAGCTCCAGCGTCCAGGTCTCGTCAAGCGAGCCGCGCCAGCTCACCGCATGGTTGCGCGTCGTTCCCAGCAGCGCCGGCACGCCAGCGCTCACGGCCCCCCACAGATCGGCATGGTCAAAGCGCCCGGTCGAATCAAAGGAAAGCGTCAGCTCCGTGAAAAATGTATTGCCCTGGCGCCCCAGTTGCTCGCTCACCGCCAGCCGGCTCAGCACCGGCCCGCCCTGGCTCAGCAGCGAAGTCGCCGGCGGCGGCACATAAGCGCCAAACCACACATAGTCCCAAAACTCCGCCAGCTCAGGCGTCATCTGCACCCGCGCGCCGTCCAGGTTCCCGACCGGGCTCAGGTCGGTCACCCGCAGCTTTTGGCCAGGCGTGGCCTTGAAGTCATAAATCCAGATCGTGTCATGCGCCGGGTTATCCGCCGCATCCCCAGGCACCGCCAGCCCCACCGGCCAGCTTGTGGCCAGCGTCACCGTCTGCGTGCTGCCCGCAAACGCAGCCACCGCGAAAATCCGGTACTGCGCCTCCCCCGCAATGCGCAGGCCAATGTAGCGGCTCACCGCGCCGCTTGGCGACACCGCCGGCACCAGGTCATCCAGCGTCAAGGTCAGGATCCCCGCATTGTTCACCGCCCCCTGCACCCGCCCGCCAAAGCCCCACTGCGTCAGGTCATGGGAGAGCGCCATCACTGTGCCGCGCCTGAAAGTCATGTGCTCCAGGTCCACCTCGCAGCTCACGCTCTTGCGCTGATAGACGTTTTGCGCCATCGCAAAGCGCGCCAGCACCGCCGCGTGCAGCTCATCCGTCACACCCTGCAGCGTCTGGCGCGCCGTGCGCTGCGGCGTTGTCACGCCCGGCGCCACCACCCGCACCGGCTTCCAGGTGTTATTGCGGGCACGGTCGAAATACGAGTATTCAATCTCGTCAGCCGTCTCCTGCGTGTTGTACTCCACCGCAAACGTGCGGGCCTTCATCGTCGTCATGTTCAGCACCGCCTCCACCGGCTGCGCGTCGCTAAACCAGATCACCCCCAGCTTGCCCGTGTGCTCACTGCGGCTGCCCAGGCCGCTAGCTGCAATCTGCTCCAGCAGCTCACCCACGCTCATGTTTTCCTGCAAAAACAAATCAAACGTAAAGCCATGCGCGGCGCAAAACACCATGAACAGCTTGAGCCCCTCAATGTCAATCTCCGAGTCCGGCAGGCCCACGCCCGCAATCAGCCGCCCGTCAATGTCGCGGATCCCCCGCGCCAGCAGCAAAAACAGCGCCCCCGGGTTGCTCAGCCCATTGGCGCGGCTGGTCGCCGTCACCCACGCGCCGCCGTTCCAATAAGGCATCGGCTTGGCCGTCGCCACCGCGTTCAGTTCATCCAGCGCGCCATTGAGCTGCCCGCTCGCCTGCACCTGCAGCGCCAGCCGCGCCTGCCCCTTGTAGTTGCCCAGGTCCTTCTGAAAGCTCTTGAGCGTCAGCCAGGTCACCGTATTCACCGCGGTCGAACCCGTCTGGTCCGCCGACAGCTTGGCGCACCGCACCTCATACTGCCCCGCCGCCACCGCCCGCTCAAACGTCAGCCGCAGCGGCCGCGTGCTCGCGTTCGACAGCGTCACCGCCACCAGGCCGTCAAGAGAAAACGCCAGCCACGCGCCGCCGCCCAGCAACCGGTACTCGATGCTCACCTGCATCGAGTTGTTCACAAACGCGCCCTTCTTGTTCACCGCATACAGCGTCGCCTCCAGGTCCACCGCCAGCATGATCGTGTTCGTGCTGCTGGTGCGCGTCACAAAGGCCCCGGGCGCGCCAGGCGCCGTCAGCAGCCCGCCCGCCAGGCTGTCCACATCGCTCGTCAGCACCGGCAAGCCCGTGTTGCCAGAGTCAAAGCCATCGCGCATCACCTGCACGCCGGCAAAGTTCTCCAGCGCCGTCTGGCCAATGCGCAGCGTGCTCACGCTCGCGCAGTTCAGCCCAAAGTGAAACAGTTGCCACAGGTGCTGCTCGCCATTGGCAAAAAACGTATAAGGCGCCGCCCCCAGGTCAGGCACGCAATACGGCTGGCCCAGCACCAGTCCCATCGTCTCGAACTGCCGCACCCGGTTGCGCCCGCCGCTCAGGCTAAAAGCCTGGCCGCCGCTGTCATTTGACTGCCGCGACCCCAGCGCCTTCGGCGCCAGCAGCTTGGTGATCAAAATGCTGCCGCCTATGTAAACCGCGCCCGCTGCAAGCACCCCCCCGCCAATCAGGCCGCCCGCGGCAAACAGCCCCGCCGAAGTCCCGGCAGCGCCCCCGGCCGCGCTACCCGCCGCCAGCCCGCCCGCGCCAAAAGTAAAGTAGGCCAGCACCGCAATCGCCGCAATCGCAATCACCGCTTTCTCAGGCACCCGCCGCGCCTCGATCAGGTGGCCATGCTTGGGGAACACCAATCCCCAGTGCTGCTCCGCCACCTCCACCCCGCCTATGCTCACCCGCCACTGCTGGCCCGGCTCCACCCCATGGCGCGCCAGCAAATGGTCCAGCCGCTCCCCCGGCAGCAGCAGCGCACCCTGCGCCGCGCCAGCGTCGTGATACACCCGCTGCCCCTGCAGGCACAAAGGGTGCGGCGTCACCACCAGACCGGTTTGCGTCGTCTCCTTCATGGCGCATCCTTCCAGCGGTAATAGCCCTCAAGCCGCGAACCCTCGCGCCCCAGCTCAGCCACCCGCGTCAAGCGCGCGCCGCCCATCACAAAGTCGTTGTGCAGCATCCACACCTCGCCCGCCGCCACAAACGCCGTGCCAATGTGCCAGCGCAGCCCATGCCCGGCCGGCTCATAGGTCAGCACCCCGCAGCCCGTCTGCGGCGCGGCCAGCGGCTCCGCAATGCAGCCCTTGAGCGCCCTGATCTCGCGCGCCCGGCGCATCGCCTCGCGCGCTCGCTCGCGGTGCACCGGCAGGCCTATCACCCGGCCAAACAGCTCCCGCTGCACCAGCGCCGCCAGGTCGGCGCAGTCAAACTCACCCTCCACGTAGGGCATGCCCACATACTTTTCAGCCCTGGCCAGCATCGCGTCCATCGGTTGCTACTCGCTAAAAATGGCCGGCGTTGTGCTCGGGTCAAAGCGCAGCAGCACCACCGGCACCCGCATCAGGTCATCGCGCCCCATCGTCGCGCTCACCGTCGGCCCGTCCACCCGCACCCCGCTCAGCGGCGCGGCAAACTCATAGTCAACCACGCCCGGCGTGGCGCGGTGCACCATCCGTATCGTCGCCTTCAGCGCAGCGCCCGGCGGCAGCAGCTCCAGCTCCGCCGTCAGTTCACGGCCCACGTTGTCCATCTGCAGCCTGGCCCGCGGCGACTCGCGCGCCTTATCGTTCGGCAGCGTCACGCTAAAAGGCAGCGCCAGCCAGTTAAAGCCCAGCGTCGTCAGCGCCCGCGTGTCATTCACCACCCGCACCGGCGCGCCAAAACTCGCATGGTTCAGCTCCAGCAGCATCAGCACCCCGCCGCCATCGCTGATGCGCTGCAGCGCCCGCGCCGTGCTCGCGCTCACCGTCATAGCGCGCTCCTCAGCCATTCCAGCGTCACCGTGCGCTGCGCGTACACCCAGTTCACCGTCCCAGGCGTCAGCACCCCAGGCCGCCCGCCCACAATCCGCGCCTGCTTCACCGTGCCAGTGCGCAGGTCGGTCCAGTCAAACCAGTCCACCCCGCCATTGATGGTCGTGTAAAACCAGGTCTCCCAGTCAATCGCCTGCTGCTTCGTGTCAAAAAACAGCGTCGTCTCCTGCGTCACCAGCGTGTCCGCGGCAAACCGGCGCTGCTTGGGCACGCCGCGCTCCATCTCGCTGCGCAGCACCACGCTGGCCGCATCCTGCCCCTTCGGAAAGCCGATCTTCACGTAAGT